TCTAACAGCCAGCCATTGTCATAATTGCACAGACGTTTGAACCACAACGTTTTACCAAGGCCCTGTGCGCCCTGTAAAACAAGTATGCCTTCGAGTTCAACGCCATTGACCTCATATGCGGCGGCCACACAGCTTATCAGCCACTTCTTCATTAGCATTTCTTTTAACTGGTTTGACTCATGCGTAACCAAAGAATTAAGGAAGGCCTGCAATCTATCATTGCCGTCCCAGGGTTCGCTGTCGATCCACTCTTTGACAGGATTGTATTCTTTGGCCAAGACTTTTAAATAGTCCCTAACCTTGGTGTGCGGGATCCCCATGTTAATGCACCGATCTTCGATCTCAATGAGGCTGGCCTCTTCTTTCATGTCAGCGATAAACTTCATGTTGGGTATCTCTATTTCCATGCGTTTCTTAATCACGTTGTAGCGCACATCCACCTCATGTGTTTTCAACACCCCATTAATATTATCCTTGGTGTTGAGAAATCTACCGCTTGCATTGCGCTGAAAGTCATACTCAGTCGGTAGGTCTAATTTTTTGAGCGCGGGGATGACTTCACCTTCAACGGACTCGATCTCTTCGAGCTCATTCTTGTGGTCGTTGTAATCTCCTTTAGTCTCTGGCATAAGCACTTCTGCCTGGCCCTTATTCTTGCGAATGTATTGACAGGCTTTGGTCGCCTCCTTCTCACCTGTTTGACTGTCGTCATTATCGGCGACGAACACATGCTTGCGGTCAGCGAAGAACTCAAACATAACTTCTGCGACAGGTGTTAGGTTGTAAGCATCAAATGCCACGATAACTGGCTGTGAGTAGTCAGCGTATATGGATGCCGCTGTGGCATATCCCTCGGCGTAGTTAAGGATGTCTGAGCTTTTAAGGATCTCCGATCCAAGAATAAAAAAGCTACCGCTTTTTTTAGAACCAGTAAGAAAACGTTTGCCTCCATGTTCATCGATGTACTGGATCCCCACGATCGTCATTTGCTTGTCGTACAGCGGAATCATTAGGTTATTGTGCTCGTCCATTCTAAGGCCGTAGGAGAGGACTTTCTTGTTCTCTAGGTAAGGGTGTTTCTCACAGGGTGTGGCTTTCTCCCAGAGGCTCTGAGCGCGTTTGGCAGAGCGTGAATACTTCTCGGCCTGTTTGACCTCTGCTTGTTTCTGGAGCTCGGCTATCTCTTCTTTTTGTTTCTTGGTTATCCGTCTACGTTGTGAGTTCTCGGGTTTCCAGATAGCCGTGGGTTGGTCAGCTGAGACACGATAGTCACCCAATCGGCCAAACGGCACCGACTGATCGGTCCACAACTGATACCAACCCACCAACTTTCTTTGACCGCCGACATTTATATATGCCCGACCAATAGACCCGTCGGCGATCAAACCCTTTTTTGGGTCTGGTTCCAATCCATGTTCAGCCAGAAATTGACTAAACTGGTATTGATAATCTGTTGTAAAAGGTGTGTTAAAATTCTTTGGTTTGCTGGGTCGGGTTATCTTTAGTGCCACAAATTTTTCCTATTGGTCTTGCTTTATATATAAAAGTGTATACAATCCTATATTAATTTATCTAAATAAGCAAACACATTATAGGAGAAAATTATGAGCTTAACTGTAAATGCGTCTGGGGGCGGAGAGGATTTTCCAAAACTGCAACCAGGTAAATATGAAGGGACTTGTTTCAGAATCGTAGATCTTGGAACCAGTGAACAAGAATACAAGGGCCAGGTTAGTAAGAAAAAAAGAATACGCCTGGACTTTGAAATCACCAAAGCTGTAGATCCAGCCGACAACGAAATCGTCATGCAAGACGAAAGACCTTTTGGTGTTGGTAAGACTTACACTGCATCTTTATTCGAGGCCGCAACGCTGAGAAAAGATTTAGAAAACTGGAGAGATAAAACTTTTACCGAAGAAGAACTCGAAGGTTTTGATGTTGGTGTCCTGGTGGGAATGACAGCCAGAATAGAAGTTGGCCATACCGCACCAAGCGATTATGGTCCTGGCGGCAACGCCAAGATCCTCAAACTATCACGTCCAGATGGCGGCGTGCAAAAAGTAGCGACCGTGAATCCACAAACAACTTTTGACATTGAAGATTATTGTGACGAATTCAATGGCAACATGGGTGAGAAGTCCAAGGCCATGGTAGACATTTACGATCAACTGCCAACCTATCTTCAGATGGAAATTGAAAAAAGTTTTGAATATCAAGCCGCTGTAGAAGATGGTGAGAAAGTAGAAACCAAACCTGCTGAACCTGGACTGGCTGATCTGGCCAAACCAGACGAGGATAAAGACGACGAACCTAACATACCGTTTTAGCATCTAAAGTGCTAAGTGGGTGGCTTAACCTTCCAATCCACACAAGCCACCCACACCTTTTAAGGAGAAGTTATGGAAAATAAAGTTAATTACAGGTTTAATGAAGGGAATTTAATCCAGGAGCTTAAGGATTATATTGACTCCACTTACAGTGGACATTATTCCAAAAACAAATTTCAATCCACAGAATTTATATCAGACTGCGGTCACGGCATAGGTTTTTCTATTGGCAACATACTTAAGTATGCACAACGATATGGTCGCAAAGGTCATCAAGCAGATCACCGCAAAGATCTTATGAAAGTTTTGCATTATGCAATTATTGCACTAAGCGAACATGATAGAACCACAGAAGAAGATCTATGGACCATCGAACAGGTTGAGGCCGACGCAGAAAATAAACCCATAGAATTTTGACCGACATTCATTACAACGTTTTTTCTTTGCCAGCGGCCCTTATGGTCGAACACGATATGTCAGACAAAATGGTTGATGATCTGAACAATCACTTGGACAAATTAAGAGAAGATAAAAACAAAAAATCTGCTGGCGATAAATTGATTGGCCAGATACATCAAGGCGAACAATTAATAATTGACTTTACTAAACCAGAAGTTCTTGAGTTTAGACAAGTGGTAGAAAATTTAGGCGTTAGTTACATTAGACATTTTGTTGAGTTTACCAAATCCCAAATACATCCCAAAAAAATAGAAATGGATCAGCTTTGGTCGGTGCATAGCTACGAGGGTGACTACAATCCGATTCACGATCACTTAACCAAATCACCCATGGGTATATCTTTTACTTGTTGGACCAAAGTGCCAGATCAAATAACCAAACCTGGAGAAGAAGAAAAATTACATTATGATTTATATAATAGCTCTGGTGCCATTGATGGTTTTATTAATTTTACTTATGGTTTAAACCAAACCTCAGATCCAGAACGTTTGCGGCCATCGCAATCCAGATACATCAAACCCGAGGTTGGCAAGCTACTTATGTTTCCGTCCTGGATGCAACATTGTGTCTATCCTTTTTTTGGCCCAGGAGAAAGACGTACCGTGGCTGGCAATCTTAATTGTTTTAACCTAACACCCGAAGAAATACAGGAGGCTCAAAGTGGAGTTTGAAATAGGAATATATGACGATTTAACTTACGAAGAATATGCAAGCATCCCAGCTTATAGATCTCACGATCTAACCTCGGCCATTAAATGTCCGTACAGCTGGAAACATGCAAAACCAATGCAACAGACTCCAGCTTTGCTGGAAGGTCGGGTCCAACACACCGTATTCCTGGAGCATCATAAATTTGATGATGAGTTTGTGATTCAACCAAACATCGATCGCAGAACAAAAGTGGGTAAAGAAACCTATGAAGATTTTTTAGGAACCGTTGGCAACCGCACGGTCATAACTCAAGATCTTTACGACCTTTGCATGGAGCGCCGAGGTATCATCAAAGATTACATACCCAAACCAGAACACAAAGTGGAACGTTCACTTGCTTTTATGTGGCACGGCCAACAGTTTAAATGTCGAATGGATTGGTATGACGGCCAAGATGTTTGGGATCTCAAAACATGCCGTGACGCATCACCCAGAGGTTTTAAACAAGCGATCAATAATTTTAAGTACCACATGCAGGCCGCTTTATATTTAGATGCTTGTAAGGCTTTAGATTTACCAGCAGGTACATTTAAGTTTCTGGCCCAGGCCAAAACAGATCCATACCCTTATGCGGTTTACTCCATGTCCACCGAGGCAATCGGATATGCAAGAGCCAAGAACGAACAGGCCCTTGCCATGATATTAGAGTGCGAGAAGTCTGGCGACTTTAAACCGTTTAACTTAGAGGGCCCACAGGTTGTGGAACTTGGAGATCTATATTAAAAAAAACCCTCCATTGCGGAGGGTCTTTCGGCTCTGGTTATTAGCTAAGAGTTAGACTCTTCTGGGACCTTTCTAAAATACTGCATCCCAGAAGTTTCAGCATTTAGCTTTTCACCATTGTGAATAACTTTAATGCCTTCTTTCTGTGCATCTAACATGCAATCAGCACAAATGACCAGCTCACCTTTTTCGGCGTGGCCCTCGATGTGGTGCACACATAACCAGGTATCGATAGGTATGCTACGATGGGTTTTGTATTTACCCACCTGTTGCTCACCTAACTGTTGACAGCAATCGCAGTAATCTAAAATCCTCTCCAGAGTGCTAAAGGTTACTTTTGCCATCTCACCTTTTGTTGGTTTTTCCATAAATTTTTCTCCATGAAAATGGGCGATTTCATATTCTTATAAAACCTCGACCCAAACCCATTATAACATAATGTATACATTTATGCAAATTTGTATATTTATGAAATTTTAGAAAAGGTCTTGATATAGGTTGAAAATGCGGTCTTTGTTGCACAACCAAAAGACTAATAAATATCTATCACCAGATCCTACTGGCAAACCTTTGTGTAACTGTGTAAAGCTAGGAAAGATTAAAGCATGGCCCGTTGGCAAAGGTTTGATGGCCCCATGATTATGAAACTCGGTCCCGCCGCCTTCATAATCTCCTGTGTTAAGCGGAACCACCACACTTATATCTGCGCTTTCGTCGTGGTGCCAGGCTCCCTGCTTTTTATCTTTTAGGTTGTAGTTAGCAATCTGTATACTTGCTGGATCTCCACAGCTCCTCTGCCAGATTGCCATAAAGATTGGGTTTAATACTGTCTGGGCCACAAACCACATGTTCCGATAAAGCTCTGGACATTGTTGTTTCAATACAATCTCTGGGATCTGCCGCAAAGTATCTTCATCCTTGTTGCCCTCAAACCCTATCTCTTTTCGCATGCTATCAATTTCTTTGACCAGGAGCTTACAAAACTGCCTGCGAAATAATGGAATCTTATAAACGTCTGGATATATTTTCTTGGCCATACCATGGATTGGTGTCTTTGCCATTTTCTCTGTTCCAGCGTCGGCATGGTACTTGGCCACTATGGGTATTGTTTCTTGGACCGCATCATAAGTCGCCTGGTTTATCATCCAGTGAGATTGCATGCTAAGAAGGTAGTTTTTTAGTTGATACATTGAAAATTATTTTATCATACATTTTTTAATATTTAATTGTATATTTGTGCAAAAGCGTATACAATCCCCTCATGGAACAAGATATTAAAGACAATAAAACCAGGAAAAGTTTAGCAGTTGATGTGTCAACATACGATCTTTTGCAAAAGATTTGCGACATGGAAAGAAGATCTAAAATTGACCAGCTTAAGGTTCTTATCGAAAATGAGTATGCAAGATTAAAAAGACTTGAGGCTCATACCGAAGAAGAATACAGAGGCGTTGTTTAAACTTTAATGCTTAAAAACATCATGGCTAAAAAAACCACGCCACAATCATATAAGCCAGTGCTTGAGGCACCAGAGGTTATAGAGTTATTCAGCCGACTAACGCTACATCAACAAGCGGCGTTGTTAAGGTTAATATCTCGTAACTTAGAAGTTAAATTAAATGGAAAATCTCACATGGGTTATGAGTTAGACTATGAAGTAGTTGGGGCCATGATCCAGGCAACAGAGTCACAAGATTAGTCGCGGCTAGGCACTTTTCTCATAAATTTTTCAAGCCTACCCTCCAGAACTTTAGAGCGTAGTTTGCGACAGAACGCTCTTTTACCCTAAACCAGCAATACCACTTTCCCTCATAGCGATCTCACGATCTAACTCGTCGGGTAATATTGTGGGTGAAATTATTTGTGGCAAAGATAATTCTGATCTTGGTTGCGCAAATAAAGGTTGCTCTATTGATGGCATCGCAAAATTACTAATAGATGTTTGTAAGTTTTGTGATCCCATTTGTGGATCTATGTTTTCAATAGGCATTTGCATAGGCATAGCCTCTAGTTGTAAGCCTTCGTCAACGTCTATTTCTAGGCTTGGATCTTTCGTCACAAGAGGCTCTTGAAAACGTTGTAAAGTTTGTCTTGCTATGTCTAACGAACTATCATCCGCTATAGGCTTTGCAAAATTTAATAAGTCTTTTTTGGCCAAAGCTGAAATCATAATATTGTTAATATTTTCTGGATTATCCTTAATTTCTTTATTTAAACCTGGCAAAACATTTTTTTTAAACCCTTTTAGTCTTGCGACTTCTATTGGTGAAAACAAAGCATCTACAATTTCTTTTTGCCCGTTCATCACATTAGAAAAATTTTCTGCAATGTTGCTTTGTTGTTTACTCACACTAAATGCCTTGCTAATAATTCCGTCTTTCAAAATATCTTTAACGTCAACAAATTTGTCCTCTGGCAAAGTGCTTTGTAATTTATTTATTAAAGTAGGCATGGTTTGATTAGGAGCAAACTGTTTGTGAGCAAACATAAGATTGACTACATTTTTCGGCGTGTAATCATTGTTTTCTATCTGTTGTAGTATTTTATTTGCTATTTTTTCTTTTGTATCAATAGCATCATCTTCGTTGTTAAAATCAACAAAATTCTGATATAAATTTGGTGCATATTTTAATTGGTCAATAATCATTTCATCGCCAGTAGCAAAACCATCTTCAATGTTTTTATTTAGAGATTGATCTAATAAATTTTGCATTTTTTTTAAAGAGTCCATTTCATTAGAATTACTTTTTCTCATGTCAGCTTGTAGTCTATTTCTATATGTTTGTATTTCTTTGTATATTTGATCTTGAAACTTTGGATTTTCTAAATCATTTTCAATTCTCAACATAGACATAACTTGTTTCTTTAATGGCTCGGTTTGTAATTCCCCTGGACTAAATGCAGATCTATACGAAAGCAATATATCATTTACAATATTGTTTGTTGTCATAGATACATCACCGCCTTCGGCCAAACTTAAAACATCTGTATCATCATCGTCATCACCGAATTGATCTTTTAACTGCAAAGCGTCTCCTTTTAGATCATTTATCTCATTGCTCTTAAAACTTTCTGTGCTATCTTCCAGGTCTGGATTTTTTAACAACAGTCTAAGCAATTCAGCTTGATCGTCCGTATCTGTTGCTCTTTGAAACTCTCCAAACAATCTTGCGGACCTAGCCGTTTGTAAAGCTGTCCTGCTTTTTAAAGGCTGTAAAGATTTTTGCAGTTGACCTATTTTAAATGCTGTTTCTCCGACTAAACGTGGAGATTGAAGAGGCAATCCAGCCAGAGCGGCAGGATTAAAAAACCCACCATAACCAGCCATAGCTCCAGCAGTCAAACCCTGTAAACCTCTTGGAGTAATAGCATTCAATGCTTGGCCTCCAATTTCTGTGACCAAACTTGGATCTAACATGTTAAGCATGTTCAATCTGTTACCGTAAGAAGTATTAACATTATTACGCATTGCAGATTGAAGTTTTCTTAATGTGGTTCCAGCATTAGCATTTCTACCCAAAGATAATTCAGATCTAAATTGTTTTTCTAAATTGATTGCTAATTCGTAATCCTTCATTACCTTGCCATACTCTGGAACTTCTTTAAGAATTTGCGATTTAATTGAATTTCTTATATCAGTTACAACCATGCCCGCATCGCCAACATTAATACCTGTTGGGTATTCAGCGTCGATCCTTCTTTTAAGTATGTCTAAACCTTTTGCATTATGAAGTTTTGGATTGGCCTCAAACTCAGCTACAATTTTTTTAATATTATTTAGTTTATCTTGCGCTTTAGCCGATAATTCAGACATGCCTTCAAACATTTTTGATTTTTCAAAGTCGGCTATTTTGTCCGTAATTTTAGTAAAAACTATTGGCGTGCTTTCTAACGCTAATTGCTTTTTACTGCTTTTAAAATCTTTGGTTTTTTGTCCAGACAAATCTTTCATTGCTTGTAACGCTTTTGGCACAATTTCATCTGGTGAAACTTGACCTCGCATATTTTCTAAAAATAATTTTTGTGCCTCTGGACCCGATGCACCTGCTTTTACAGCAGTTGATATTGCGTCTGCGCCTGCTCCTGTTGTTAATCCTAACAATGGAGTAGCAACATTACCCACACCTTTTGCAGTTGCTCCGATTAATTTTGCTCCGCCTAAAACTGGATCTATGACATCACCAACCTTAGAAATAGTTGCTGTGGTTCTTCCAGCTACGCCTGGAACTTTTGCCGCGGCCGCGGCACCACCTGTAAAAACCACAGAAATATCACTTAAAATACCTAGTGGATCTTGCGCGAAAGACTTTTTAAAACCCTCAAATGTTCCATAACGATCCGCAAAAAATTTACCCACAGCTTTTGCTGTAGCCTCGTCGGGTTGTTCTCCTGGCGTAGTAAGTTGGTAAATGCCTCTACCTAGACTTGCTAATGATTGTGCTGTCATTATTGGGTGCCGAATTGGCATTGTGATGTCAGAAACTAATTGTCCTGCGCTTGAAGGTATGTTTTGTATTGCTTGTGTTAAAACCTCGCCGCCTGTTAAAGACTCATCCTCTTGTGCGCCGTTGTCTTTTTTTTTAGCCTCTAATCTTTCTAACAAAGACATTTATTGACCTCTTTTTCTAAGAAAGTTTAAAATCTTTTCTTGCTCGAGGGGATCTGCGTTTTCGTAATATAACTCTATTTGCTCATCGGTCATGTTTTCAAAATCAGATTCTTTGGAAACAGCATCTAACAAAGTGTCAAAATCCAACACTGGTATATCATAGCCTTTGATTGTTCCTTTTTCTTTAAAATAAGTAATAGCGTTTTGTTTTGCTCGAGCGGCCTCTTCTATAGTTGCATACAGCCTTTGTAATCTTGCAACATTTAGTGATTCATCCAAATATGGGTTAAAAGCGGCGGCGACCAACCTATCGCCCTCTCTTTCTGTAAATTGTGCTCCTAATTTTTCTCTTAATGATTGAAAAATTACATCCCTTATATCACTCAAAAAAGATGCGGCCTCTGGCATAAAAATACCTTTTGCGGCATCCCCAAGTAATCCTGTAATTGGCCCAGAAACATTGAGTTCGCCTGCCTCAAGTATTTCAATTTTTTCTTTAAGATTAGATAGGTTAGCCGCTATTTGCGGCGCACCTTTTAAAATATATTCACTTGCTATCTTGCCAAAATTTTTATCAACCTCTTCTTCTAATGTTGTTAAATCAACGCCACCTGGAGCACCGCCTTTTCTTTTTGCCTGCTCCAAAAGATATAATGATAAAGGGTCTTGGTTTTTCATGGTGTCCCACAATTTAGCACCTTCTTCATCTAATCCTTGCCTAAATTTAAAATTTGAAATATCAGCTGTATCACCGCCTCCACCAACGGAATCTTTAGCTAACTCGTACAAAGTTTTATCCAAGTATTCATTTGCTTGTTGTTCATTCTGTAAAGCTATTTTTGCGGCTTGCAATCCTATTTCCATTTTTTGTTGATCGTAGGCTTGTTGATTGCTTTTCATTTCCGCAGATGCTTGGTTAAAACCCATGGCCAAACCAGCGCCAATCATATCTGGTCCTGGGCCTTGTTGTTGTGCTCCAAGACCTTGAGATAATGCTGTTGCTAAATCAAAGATCCCATATTTTTTGGGAGGTGCAACAAATTTTTGCAACCTATCCTCATATTTTTGTTGTTCTTTATCAAAGTCAAAAGCATCCGCTCTTTGTCTTAGCATGTCTATGTATTCATTAGTTGGATCTGCCATTAAACCGCTCTTTGTTGATTAAACATGTTACCGATAGCGCCAAATGCCCCAAGACCTGTTGTTAGTGCCGCTTGCATGGGACTAGGCGCTTGCGTAAAGTCTGTGGTTGTTTGGAACTGTCCAGCTGGAGCCATACTCACAAACGGAGCCAATGATTGATATTGAGCCAATGGTGCTTGTTGAGCTTGTAATTGATTACGTCTTTGTGCATCTAATCTTTGTTGCTCTAATGCTTGCTGTTGTAAACCAAATCCAGCTAATTGTTGTACGTCGGCGGCTCTAGCGGCCTGTGCTTGAGTGCCGAGTCCAGATAAATTACCTGCCAAGCCAAACTGTGATTGTTGTCTTTGTTGACCGATTTGTGATTCTAAATTACCGAGTCCACTTAAGGCCCCAGCTAATTGTTGCTGTCCTGCCATTCTTGATCCTGCTAAATTAGCTAAACTACCTGCCGCTGTTCTTGCGGCTTGTTGTTGTCTGGCAAACTCACCTAAACCTAGTCTCTGAGCCTCACCGAACCCGCCTGCGCGTATTCCACTGATAGCCTCACCTAAACCCCTTCCAAGCGCCTCACGGCGTTCTGCGGCGCCTAATCGTGCTCTGGATCCAAACGCAGATTCACCACCTCTAGCAATATCCTGGGCCCTGGCCAACATATCTTGTTTATCGCCTTGTTCCATAATATCGCTTATGGTTTGTTGAACCACTTGTTGTTCAAACGGATTGTAGAATTGTCCTGTCATTCTTGGATCGTAGGCACCGAGCGTACCGCGAATCAGTCCTTCGGACTCACCGATTCCAGATAAAAGACTACCAAGACCTGCTGTAGTTGCACCTAGACCTGCTTGACCTAATCCTCTGGCCCTTTCTAAACCAACGTCTAATGCACCGACTCCAGTTCTAAATGCTTGTTCGGCGTCACCTATAAATCTATCTTGTATGCCAATGCCTTCTCTGGCTAATTCCTGCGCTCTAAGTTGATCTGGCGTTAATCCTGCTACTTGTTCTTCAATAACGACAGGTTGGCCTTGTTCGTCAAAAAATACCTTCTCAGCGGCTCTCATGGCCCCTGGTATAAATCCGCCTCTACCGTCTAAACCGAATAATAATTGTTTGGTTAGTGGATCTAGTCCTGTTTCTATTCTTCTAATGCCAGCCGCAAAAGGAGCGTCGCCGCCTGTTTGTGTTACAGGTTGTGGTGCTGGGGACGGTGCAGGTGCAGGCGCGGTAGTTTGTACAGGCGGAACAAAAGGTACTGGATCTCCACGAAAAACTGGCATAGTTGTTATTGGCATATCGCCAAATTGTAAGTTTTCATCTACATCTATGTATGATCGAACTGGGTCTGGCATTGAAGGAAGATCTCTAGGACTAGGCATACCCATGTTCTTGGGCAAAGTTGTTGGACTGACTGGTTGTGGCATAGAAATGAATCTTTCTCTGCTACCAGCCCCTAGATTGATCTTTGGTTGATACAAGTAATTTTTATCTGCTAAATCTATTCCTTTACCTTTTAATTGTTGAGCAAATTTTTCACTCATGCCTTTAGGTATAAAACCTGGAGTTGGTAGCTTTGACAATTTTGTAAAATCTAAATTAAAACGCGGTATTTGGCCAATGCCGTTTAAAATGTTTTTTGGAAGTCTAAATCTTGGTTCCATGTTATGCCGACGGACGTGCTTGTCCGCTGAATACCTCCATAAGTTGATACATTAAATCAGTGCCGTTTTCTCTGTCGGGTGAACCGTTGGGTGTCAATGTGACTATGCCGCTGTTATTTTGCATGTCAAAACTTCCCGCTCCACGGACTGCTTGGCCTGTCATTACAAACTCGCCGTCACTTAACATGGCTGGTATGTCATCACTTGTTTCTGTCCCTGGGCCATCAATACGGCCATTCATTCTTTCAAAATCTTCCATGGCCACATTACCGCCTTCGGCGTAAGCCATTGGCATTACCATACCACCGCCATACATGCCTCTTGGTTTACCACCAGATAACTCTGGTAAAGTCCCTTCGGGTAATAAACCAAACTCAACAGGATTCGGTGCTTGTTGGCCCATTCTTCTGGCTATCTCGGCCTCTATGTTGTATCTACCTGTAGCATCCATGGTTGTTAGTGGAGTTAAAGGTACGCCTTTTTGATCTTTGGCCTCATCGTAAGCTAACTTGCCAAGTCCTGCGGCCAAGGCTCCAATACCACCCATTTTTAACATGTCACCAAAACCGCCTCCACCTATTCCAGTGCCCGACCCACTGCCAAGTATTCCGCCGATACCGCCAGATCCGCCACCAAAAATACTTCTTATGTTGCTACCAATACCTGTTCCACTTCCGCCTGCGGCAGTCTGTTTAATTAATTCTAAATCTGCTGGGTCCATTGCCGCCAATTGCTCTGGTGACAAAGCATCCAAAACAGTTTGAGCGCGTTGTGCTTTTTTAAAAGCCTCGACCTGTCCAGCTGTTCCGCTACCCAAGCCAAATCTATTGGCCAAACCTTTGCCTGCCTCTGGGCCACCAAAATAAGAAGATCCTGTTTCGCCGAACATACCACCACCGAGTAAACCAGATTTAGTGGTCAGTGCATCCATGATGCCACCGAAACCACCACTGGTTCCGCCTGCTATAGATGAAATTCCTGGAATACCAGCTTTTGCGATACCGCCAGCTATGGTGCTACCGAACTCGCCTAAAGCACCACCGATGCCTGGTATTTTAGTGGCTAATCCACCGATTCCACCAAGCACACCACCTAAAGCGGTTCCGACTCCAGGTATAAAGGCCGCGATCGGCGCTACCTTTTTAACAACTTTCTTTAATTTTTTACCAATCTTTTTAAAGAAACCAAATTGCTCTAAACCTGTGTTTGGGTTAAGACTTGCTATACCGACACCGACAACCGCCTCTTCGGGGTTTATACCCATTTGGCTAAACTTGCTTTCTAATAAACTTTCTACTTCTGGATCTTCTATGATTTCTGGAGGGACGACCACTTCACCTGGTCTAACATGGGCCAAGGCTGTATCTTCACCACCACCCATTTGTGCTAACTCTTGAGCTAACTCACCCATAGGTGCCATGGCTTGCGCTTGCAATTTTTCCATCATAGCCAGTAAACCCTCTCTTTCTTCGGGGTCTGTAGACATTTCAGCCTCTTTAGCAATTTCCATGATTGCAGTTTCTTCATTGGTCATTTGACCTTGAGGCATCACTAAAAATCTGTTTTGGTATGCTTTTTGCTCTGGTGTTAAGGGTTGCATATTTTCTGGAGTTACTTGCATCATTTCAGCTGATCTCTGCATAGCGGCAGATTGTTCTGGCGTAAGTTCTGGTAGTTTTGCAAAAAAACCTGGATCTATATTTCCTTGCGTTAAACTATTAATTCTTCTCTGTAAATCTTCGCTAATTGCCATATCTATCCTATCGTTACTGTTACAGCTCCTATGCTCGCTGTTGCAGACAAACCAGTAGGGTATGTCTGGTGTTCGTAGAGATTCCTAAACTCAGTGCCATCAAAGCCTTGATGAACCTCTGTCGTACTGTTAAATATAATAGAGCCTGTTGCGAATTGCAATTCGCCAAGCTCTGTATTTGTGTAGCTCCGAATGACATCTGGATCCTCCGCGCCCAGGTTTAACTCTAATATTCTAACAAGCCTGTTGAACGTATCAACCGAAACTTCTGTTCCTTGAGCCTGCGGAAGTCGGGTTGGCAGTAATTTAGCCATTATCTACGTCCAGATTGTTGTATATCTACACGGGTATTACCCAATCTCCATTTAAAATCTTTTCTATCTGCCTCTGTGTTGTCATCATCTGACTCGAATCGTAAAACAAATTGCCTGGTTCTTGTTCGCAAACTCGAAAAAGTAGAGCTGTTTTTTATTTGTGTGGTTGAGTCAGTGGTAAGGCTTTCACTATTAAAATCTCGTCGTTTTACCACTACGTTTAAAGCTGGATCTGGACTTGTTCCTATTTCGGTTTGGAAAAGTATATCGGGGATAATTTTTTTCAAAAATAGAAAATTATCGCCATCTGTTATATCTATATCAGCTGATTCAATAAAAACACCATCCATGGAGCTTGTATCATCGTTGGCACCTGTTTCATGTTGATAAATAACCTTGGTTGATGAGGTTTCACCTGCGGCCAAAGGTTTTTCATTAATACCTGGATTTAACCAAGCATATCTTTCTAAGGATCCAATGCTCCAGGAATCTTCCTCGTAATTGTAAATTACATATCTTGATATTTCATTGGTGCTGTCTGTTTTTGATGGATAGAAAAACCATATTTCGGAAAACTCTTCATTTAAACCAGCAAAACATTTAAAAGACTGATCCACGTTTAGATCACCAAACACATAATCTTGCACACTGCAATTTAACTTTTTAATCGATCCGTTGTAAAAGTAAAAGGCGTTTTTAGACATAAAGAAAACACCATTCGGTGCATTGACCACTGCTTTCGGGCCAATAAGACCAGCGCCTTCGTTGATTAAATTCATGGCAAAAGTTAATGGCGGGCCGATAAACTGCATGCTATAAATGGATGTATCAGTCCAAATCAAAACCTCTTGCCTTGATTTAATACCAGCAATGATAGAAGAACCGCTTGATAATCGCAAAGATCCAGCTGAGTTAGTGCTCAAAGGCTCAAACTCTAATTCGTTTTCTTGATCTGAAAAGGCCACCAACATAGGATCGATAGCTCCTGTTCTTGAACCACCGCTAAGTGGATCTGCGCCTAAAACAATTAAATGCCTATCGGTTTCTGAGGTTATAACTTGTAAGGCTTTCGTTGGAACTTTGTTGGCCCCAGAAATACCAGATAATTCTACTGCCCGAGTTGAAAGTCCGTTGCTTTCATCCCATTTGAATATACCGCCGTTTCTTGGATTTATGATTAAATCTTCTCCGAAATTATCGTGTGTCCAAAGTCTAAGGTTGTTCGTGTCACTCAATGCAGTGGCCGCTCCCCAAGCTCCTGCACCCCATGTACCAACACCCCAACCCGTGCTGGGTACAAACACATCTAGTCCAGAGTTAATTTGATACACTGCGTCGGTTGCAGATCCACCGTTCCCAGAATCGCTTGCATTGGCTGTAACCGTGGTGCCAGACGTATCTTTGGCAGTTATTTCGTAGGTGTTGTCACCCGTAACTAAATTTATTTGATATTCTTGGTTTAAAACAGCCGCAGTAACATTGCCACCTAAACTTACTGCGCTTGAAAAAGTCACGAAATCTCCGTTTACTGCCCCATGACCTGTTTCAGTGACAGTTATAGTTGAGGATCCATTGGTGGCCCCGAAAGTTGTTGAATTAGTTGAGGATCTTCTGATAGGGGTAACATCGTTATAGACATTACCATTTTCAACATAATATTTGTTTGTAGTTCCAACGCCTAAATATTGAGTGCCATCTAAAGCTATCCAAGCATGCAAAGCTCTAGGGGAACCGACAAGAGTAGAATCTATGTATTTTTCCCAGCCGCCAATTTTTTCAACACGACCTTTTCTAAACCGAATAAAGTTGCCATCGACCCAACCACCCTCATTAGAATAATCGGTTTCCTCTTTATTGATTCCTGGTCTGAAATTAACTTTTGTAAGCGGCATATCTAAATTCTACCATTTTAAAAATAGAATTAAGCCAATCTTATAATCGCACCTGTAGCTGTCGCGCTCGGGAATACAATTGTAAAATCACCAGCCGTGCTAGTTTTATCACCGCCAAAGTCAATAGCACAAACAGCCTTATCACTATTTGTGTCGTTGTATATTAAACAACCTCTAGCAGTAACGGTAGCATTAGTAAAAGTTAAATCTGCAAAATCACATACAGCGGTTGTTCCAGATGTTGCTGGAGTCACATTAGTAAGCGCCGAGCCTGCGGCTGTATAATTAGTCCCAGATGCCTCTCCAGTAGTAACATAAGCTGTTGTTCCAGCACCCAAGGTAGCCGAGGATGTGTATAACGCCAATTTAAAAGAATTACCGCTACTATTAGTAAAGTTATGTGTTCCAACCAAAAGTTCTTGTTTGAAACTTGTGCATATTGCCGATGTAATAGCCATTTAAAGCTCCTTTATAATATCGGCCATGTCACTGTGGCCTTGTTTTTTTAACAAATTTACATAAGTCGTATTCTTCGACTTAATTGCATTTTTAATACTATGTAAGATTACATTATAAACTTGAGTTTGGAAAGCGTGAGCCTGTTGTTTTATATGCTCTGGTGCCTCGTTAGAATAATCGCAAATTTTCTTTGTTGCTTGTTTGGCCCAAAATTCTGGTGAGTGACCTTCATTCTGTGTCGCATGAACAGATATGTTTCCAAGTTTAAATTGACTATCTACACTCATCCTTTGTACGGCTCTGGAGGTGCAACATCTTCATTTATTTTCAGCCCCACTTTTTCTAATCTTTCGTTAATTTCATTATAAGGACCAATTATAAACTTACCCTCATGTGGTATTGCGACCAAGGGTTTTTCTAATCTGTGAAAACCATAAAGTTTTTCAGTAGCAGGTACATTTGAATCTAACACTGTAGATCTACCGCTCATTCCTACGAGTATGTCATTTTCCATACATTTGCTAATCCAAAACTCGACGCAAGCGCGTCCAGCCTCGGCAAAGTGCATGTTTTCTTTATAAGAAAAATCAATACCAAATAGATCTATCCTGCCAACTTGGTTCCACAATGCAAAAGCTATTGCATAAGCAACGGTGTTGTTTAGATAAGCACACTTAGTGGCATTACAAACCTCTTCAACGGGAAATACTATTGGATTTTTTAACCTTTCATCCAGCTCGCATGTGTAAATAGGTGTTGTGGTTTTTGATAACAAACGTTGCATGACATTGGTTTGCTTACCTGCATCTTCTGTGTCAAAAAATCTGCTGGCAGGATCCAACATAAATATTTTATGGCATGGATAAGTAGCGCCAGCTGAGTTAATGCACCAAACCTCGTCCCACGTTCTACCGTTTTGTAAACCAATAGCAAAATCTACCTGGCTTATTCCTAAGCCAACAATAGCTACTGTTTTACCTTTTAAATTTTCGTCTGGGTTTTTTTGATTATTTTTTATTTCATCCACTAATTTACGCCAGTGCGTAATAGATCGTATCTGTACTCATCCCTGGTACCTCTACCTTCGGATATAGTTTTGATCCTCGCGACTGCCTCCTTGAAACGCCCCTCAAATTGGGTAACGACATCAAGTGGCTCTTTTAGAAATATGGCCCCCTCTACTAACGTGCCATACAACAATGCGTCTGGATAATCCGTAGACAAAAATGTTGTACCGCTGTCACTACCGCTCGTTAAAGATGCTGGTTTATGTAAATAATGCAACTCTACCGTATAGTTAGCGTCGGGTACAGGTGCAACCTCAAAAGCTGTATCATCAAACAAAGAGTAATATTTAGGCTGTCCTGTTGAGGTGGAGCCTGGTGCGTACTCTTTGATAAAAGATGAATGTTTAAAATCTAAATAATCATAAGTATTTGAGCTTATGATTGCCAAACTAAATGGCGCATAAAAATCTGTGGGTGTGGCCAAAAATCTATTACTTGATGTAAGCGTGCCTTGAACATTTTTTCTTTGTTTTGGTAATTGAACCAGGCTAAATATTCGATCTTCTGCCTCGGTTATAAATGTATTTAATTGTGACGTAAAAGTAGATTCAGATACTTGTAAATAGTCTTGAACCGCTGTTTTTAATGTTGCTAATGTAAAACTCATGTTATTGATACCGTTACTGAGCCAACGCCCGATGTTATACCAAAGGTTGTTAGTTCCTCGCCTAACTTGCCGTCACCTACATTAGTGTAAACAACAAAAAAATTGTTGTCATCTTTTTCCTCTGGTCTTGCATTTCTTAATGCCTGCGGATCTTGAGGTACAGGTCTTGGCATTAACTGTGGATGTTTTGGGTCAAACTGATCTGGGCCAACCAATAAACCGTCCCAGGTTCTTTTCATATCTTTTAATTTGTAGCGAAAACCTGTTATGTCACAGATTCCGTAAGCAAATTTACCCGATGCAAAAGCCATTATGCGTTGTTATAACTGCGAATATCTGGAGATATTCTAAAAGAGGCCCTATCCTCATCCTGCGACAAGGCTCTGGTGAACTCTTCTTCATACATGCTTTTTAGCATGGCAGTTCTTTCGGGTGCTCTTTTCATAGATATGTAATAAGCAAGGCCAGCAGTTAGGCATGGATAAAACCGAAATGGGACTTCCATGGTGTTAGTTGCTGAATCTGAGTCATCCATCCTGGTCAAAACATTCATAACCACGGTATAAGTGCTCGACTTATCTGGAGTCGGCCAAACAGATATTTTTGGAGTAATTTGTTTATCTATGAAAAATTGATTTGGTTTACCTGTAGATGATTTGTTTACAATATGCGAATACTCTGCTCTACTAAGCCTGGTCATAGGCAAATCTGTGGTTTCAGAGCTCACAGTTTCGCGTATAAAGACGTCTAATACATCTATGGGTGCCGTACCATTGGTACTATCAATGTTGTATTCTCTGGTATCTTTCACCATAGATACTGTTTTTTCTTGAATGGTCCACTGATTTAGACCTCTGTTGGCCCATTCAGCTAACATCAAATTTAAACTTCTATTAGCACTTTTTAAATCGTAGCCAGTTCTTAATTCCAAACCGCAACGCTCAAAAGCCTCTTCTATGTATTCTGCTACATCTGGTTCAAAATTTTTGCTACTGGACGTTGCCATTTAATCCTCCGTGTCGTTATACAAGTTATCAAAAACTCGATTTACGTCTAGCGTATAGTCTAAATCAGATTTAGAGTAATGTATATGAGCAGAGGGTCGGAAGTCGGGTGCACCCTCTCCATGAGTAAACCATGCTGGATGTGTTACCCGAACACGATTATTAGGTAAAGCTACTATGTTTCCTGTCCATTCACCAGCATCTAAAAGCTCCATGACGTGACTTTGTTTATGTTGTGCGGGGTCATCCGCAATCTCACTTTCTGTGTAGTCAACTGTAAACATATATTTAGCTGGGTAAAACTCGCCGTCTATCTTTGCTATCCAAGGACAAGGTGTTGCCCTGTCAATTACATAAACTGCATGATGATGGGATGAGCAATCCCAGGGTTGTGCATCATGCACGGCCATAGGCTCTGGCCATTCTTCAAAAACAGTATCACCGACTAAAGCTGTAATCGGCATCCTGGCCCACATGGCACCACCATGAACCGTGTCCTCTGGCTCACCCTCTGGAGCTATGCCTGTAAAAATAACCTGGAAACTTAGACATCTACATGGCATTGATGTAACACCAACGGCCATTGCATGTAAAAACTCACCATGATATTCCTCATGGTTATGAGTGTATTCTTTTCTTACCCAACATTTAAAATAGGGTACGTTTGAATGTAAGTACGCCACAATACTTTAAAAAAAACTATTTTCTGCCGTAAAGGCCTATATTACCTCTACCATTAGTTTTTTTGCCTTTAGCTTTCATTTTGCCGCCCATGGCACCGCCTTTTGACATCATTTTGCCACCTTTACGCATGCCTTTGGCTTTCATTTTTTTATTGGCTATTTTTTTTATGCCTGCGCCTAGTTTCCCAATACCTGCCTTTCCACCTTTAGCATAACCTTTAGACTTCATCTTGCCGCCTTTTTTCATGCCTTTAGCTTTCATTTTGCCGCCTTTTTTCATGCCTTTAGCTTTCATTTTACGTTTCATATTTACTCCTAAGTTCTGCCGAATAAACCCATATTCGACTTATTTGAAATTATACCGCCTTTTGCGGCAAATGTTTTAACATTTGTAGGCTTACCACCTACCCCTTGTTTTTTAGCACGTTTTCTTTTAACCGCCGATTTTATTTCTGATTTTGACATGCTTTTTGCTTTAGATCTAGGGACGCACTTAGGATATTTTCTTTTAGATCCTTTTGTTGAGGCCCGTCCACATGCTTGAAATTTACCGTCTTTTTTAGGCGCACCAATATCCACCCAATCTCCTTTAGGGCCTTTACCAAACCATTCTTTTAAAGACATTATTTTTTCCTGGTTTTCCTTATTTGTTCTTTGCCTCTTTTAAAAACATTAGCTATACCTGTTTTACCCATAACCTTGGCCCTTTGTTCGCCTACGGTTAATATTTGTATTTTTCTAGCAAAAGGTTTTTTAATTCTTTTTACCTTATTAACTGTGGCTGTTGCATCTGCCATAGTCTTAAATTTAATACTTACAGTATCTTTTGGGTTTTCGTCTGTGTATAAACGTCTACCAGATCCTTTTGGTTTTTTGCCAGTGCCGACCTTTGGATCTCTTTTCTTTTTGGATCCTTTGCTAACAGATTTACCAATGCTACTTCTACTTATAGCCATGGTTTTTTAACCTTTAGGAACTCTTGTAGGCTTGCGTTTGCTATCCATAATTGCGCCACAACCTCTAGCTTGAACCATTACAGCACCGCCGTTTTTCATAAATCCCATTTTGTTACGAACCTTAGTCGGCAGTTTGCCTAGACCTTTGTTGCCAGCTGGTATTGGTTTTAAGTTTTTGTTACTTACTTCGCCTCCCTCTGCTTTTTTAGCGCCTTTATATCCGCCACCACGTTTTTTGTAAGTTTTAACTAACCAAGCATTAGCATAAGCAGACGGATAAACGTCAAACTTTCTTTTGGCCTCTGCTTTAACGCGTGAATACAACGCAGGTTTGGTTACGTTGCTTGGTGTTTTGGATTTTGCACTGCCGCCCTTGCCAAATTTAATACCTTCTAAGGTTTTTGCTTGACTAGCGTGTAATTTGCTTGCTTTTTTTAAGCCTTTAATAACTTTTTTTACTTTTTGTTTTGTCATAATTATTACCAGTTTTTACAAGACCAATACCCCGCTGTAAAAACATCTTTCTTTTTTTGCACGGCATCACAATTATGCCTGGCCCGAAAAGATTTTCGTCTTTCTGGTTGATCTTTTTTGATTGACATTTTAGGATCGCCGTATCTTACGATTTTAATTTGATCGCCTTTTTTAGCTAATACAGCAAACTTTTTGTTGGCTCCAGGTGTTCTTTTTTGTTTGTTATAACCAGGAAAAGACTCGCCGCGGTAGGAAAGCCTACCGCTAGCTGATCTTTTGACATCTTTGGTAGTTGCCATAGATTAGTCGTATTTCTTGATTAACTCCAAAACAATCATGTAACTGTCGCCACTAGAATGGCCAGTAGTAGTAAAATCGAGATCTCCCGTTTTACCAGAACCAGCATTATTTGGAATCGCGGTGAATGTATCGTAATATTCATCGCCAGTTGAATCGGCTGGTAAACCAATAGCTAATACGTTTGTGCTAGCATCAAAATCAATCTTTACCGACATGCCTACACAAGACCACCATATTCTTTGAATATGGACTTCTGTGCATGCTTGTCCTCTTGCGTTTGACCCTAAAGCAGAAACGTCTACTTTTTTTACAGCAGATTCACCCGTGCCATCTGAAACATTAGTGAACCGCAAAACAGCAGTTCTTTCACCATCTTGAATGGTTTGAGAGGTTACTGCGTCTGCCATTTTATCTCTCTACGATAACTGTGATGTAATCGATAGTCATGGTTTTGGCCGCGGCCGCACCGTTTTGAATACCGAATGATACAGTTAATTCTTCGTTATCTGGTAGATTTGTATTTACAACACCGACTGGCTCTGCGTTGTTGACTGAATATTGAACCAGTGCTGTATTTGGATCTACAAAGAAAGCAACAGTAACAAAAGTATCGTCTGCCATTGTATGAATTGCAGTTGTATCTGTTGATGTGCTGTCTTTTTCAACAATAAAGTCAAGGTTTGTATCACCGTCGTCTTTAATGAAGAAAATACCGTCTGAAACCGCTAATGGAGAAGTATCGGTAATTTGTAGGCCCATAACGAAGTCAGATTGTGTAGCATCGCTTACTTTAAATCTAGCTGAAAAATAAGCTCTCTTTGAACCTGTAATTAAAAAAGACTCGCCTTTTAGGTTAAAAAAGTCATGGTCGTTATCGCCAGCCGCGTTAGTAATTAAAAACTGACCACCAGCACCAGAAGTAATTACCTCAGTTGCGGATCCCGTGCCATCCTCAGTTGTTGTGATTGTCCAATCACCACTATTGTAAGTCATAAAATCATTAAAATAACCATAGTGTGTTTGGTCAGAAGGATAAGGCATAAACATCGGTAGATCTTTTTTTGCCTTGGTTGCAACGGTGTTACCCGCCCATTGTATTTGGTTTTGAAAATGTGGATTAGCCATTATGAACTCCTTTGTTTGTATTAATGGAAAGCGGCAAGCCGCCCCTCATCAAGCTAATTAATTATTGTTAATTAGATACTACACTCAAGAAATTACTTTAGCAAGTGGAGTGAGTCTAAAATATCAAGCGTTTCTTGCGGATCTTGGTGCAATATACCTGTGCCGCCAGCCTCCTCCCAATGCTCGATATTAGATTTTTTATCATCAACCAAAATATGATTGGGTCTGGCAAATATTTTTTTGTCTTTGCCTTTAAGAGTAGAAGATACAACCACGTTTGGACAAACGTATTGACGGATCCACTCAGTCTTGTCTGCAACCACCAAGGGCCTGTTAATTAAACCAGAGCAGGTAAGGATCTCCCAGGGCAGGCCAGAATCTTTTACCCAGGCTATTAGATCTAATGCGCCTGGCATGTAAGGCAAGTTTCTAAATAATCTTTTGTTAGTAAACTCTACCTTGCGATGATCGTAAGTTTGCTCGTTCCACAAAGGCCCGTTAAGAAAGTCTGGGCCCTGGACGCCTGTGACAAAGTCAGCTAAAACTCCGTCCATGTCTAGGTATATTTTACCTATTGCCACTATGCTACCTCCTTTAAAATTAATTCTTCTTCATGGACACATACATCGCCAACATGTCTTTGGCCTCTCCAAAGTCTTACATTGACCATTTTGTCTGTATAGTAATCCAAAATGATAGATTCATCGTTTCCATTACAAATTACTTTATCTCCAGTTTTAAATATCGCCATCACGCCACCTCCTCGTAACATTTATCTCTCCATTCTTTTGCATACTTAGAATCTGTTGAGGTTAAAAGACTCAAAACCTTTCTGTTTGCACCAAAGTAATAAGGACCTTCATCTTCACCGATGATTTTTTCTGATACCTCATAATCCCAAGAATAAGGATATTTTTTTATGCCAATAACTGAAACACAGCCAAATACCTCGTCACCTGTATCAACAGCTGAATAAACAGCATACTTATAAAAACCAAAGTCTTTACCAACATACTCTTTGTTGCTAGCTAAAACCTTCCAACCATCTACTCTGTTTAAAGATTTTTCTGCCATCTTTGCAGGGTTTGGTCTATCTTTACTTCTAATAAAATCTACTGTAGTTCCCATCACGCCACCTCCTCAAGTGTAATATAGATCCACTTGGCATTTTTCATGCCGAACAAACCTTGGTTTAAAAGATCGTAGTCGTTCTTGTTGCCAACAACGATGTTGACTGTTTTCTTTTTGATAACAGTCTTGCTAGGATTGAGTTGTTTTTGGGTTTCACGAATGAAGTCCCTGGCCTCCTCAATATCCTTAAAGTTTCTATTTATTGCCATTACGCCACCTCCTTGTAGTCATAGTTTGGATAATATCTTATGTGACAATTCTCTTGATATTTTTGTTTGAAATCTGGAAACTTGCCAAATTTTTCTCTAAAAGCCAAAAGAAAAACGCTCATATCCCAATCTTCTTCTAAGTAAGCCATGTCGCCAATCAAATAACTGTAGCCAGTAATTTTGTCAGCAATTCCTAACTCAATTAAATTGCCTAAAGGCACGGCCAACCAGCCATGCCCAGGATCCTCGTAAAATGTGTAAGTCTTGTTTTTCATTATGCTAACCTCTCCTTTGCAAACTCAACCAAATCATCAGTATCAATTAATTCTTCTGTGCAATCCCCAAATTGACCGCAACCAACCCAAACATCAACACCAAACTTTTTGCTCATGTAAGCAATATCGCCTTTAGAAAAGTGTTCAAATATTTGGACTTCGCCCCATTCGTTGTTTCTTGTTGCTTTCTCGTCATTGTATAAAAGTATTCCGTCCCCACCCTCTAATTTATAATCGCAACAATCGTTACCAACAATTATTTCTTTTTTCATTTTGCCCTCCTTGGCTTTTTTATTAATTTTACTTCCCACATGTTTAATATACTAAATTATGCACATATTTGCAAGTTTTTATACACATTATTTTAATTAATTTAGGCAAAAAAAAGGGCCTTAAAAGGCCCTTAATTTGAAATACTTGAGTTATAAACGGTATTTCTAGTCGTTCAGTTTACGCACCTTGCGATCCGAAGATTCCTCTCCAATCAGAGAAACCAAATGAATATCTTTCACGCGCTTTGTAACGAATGTTTCCAGTAGTGAAATCTGGTTCCATGGATGTTTCCATGCCAGTTCTTTGGAACATTTTAAGGCCATCGCCCATTGCTGTTACAGAAGTTAAGATGAAGTATGCGTCTGGATCATTTAGATAATGATTTACTGAATAACCGCCAGGAAGAACACCTGTGTTCTTAATAGCGTTTAAGTCATTATCAGATGTTCCAGTTCTGCCTGGTGAATTAAGAATCCTATCAGCAACGAAAACGAGTTGCGGAGGGACAATTAATTTATCGGCTTGCACGGATATGGTTAATCCTTTGTCATCTGTGAAAGTAGAGATACTAATTAGATCGTCCTCTAATGAAGTTTCATTAAGGTCGGCCATAGTTGTTTGTCTATTAGCCGCTGTTCCACCACCTGCAAGTGGGTGAGCAGTGTTAATTAATGAAACACCGTCTCCGCCAGTAAAACTGGATGAGAAAGCATTATTAAGAACGTCCGCACCTTTAACCTCTTTGGTATGAGCCATAGATTTTGCTAGTGCTTTAACGTATCTTTTACCGAGTGAGTCATAAAGATTATCCTCAACAGCCTCTTCTGTTAGAGCAAACGCTAATGCCACTGTGTCGTGGGTATAACGTGCACTGAAACTTTCAGATGCGTTGTCAAAGACTACTCCTTGACCTTCGGTTTTCGTAGGCGCAGATCCAAAGCCAGTAATTAATACTTCTTCTTCAAAGGCACGGTTGGAATCTTCAATAGAGAAGATTTCTTCGTATTCACGATCGTATTCATCATAGTTAAGACCAAATAATGAATTTAGACCTGGTTCTAACTCTTTAGCGAGTTGAGCTCTTGATATAGCCATTATTTACTCCTTATGCTAGGCCAGCACCTTTTTGTCCCATGATGTGGTTTTGAATCACACAAAGAACATTGGTGTTGCTTGATGCTACGTCATCGTTATCGGGATCCTGGGATATATCTATGCACTTAAGCGGTAACGTTGCGGTCGTAGCACCAGTAGTTACGTCTAGCTCAAGGTTAGATCTTCCAGACTTAGTATCGCCAACAGGTGAACCATCAACAATGTCGAAGTTACCGAACAGATCAGCTACAGGAAATGTATCGTCTGCTTGTACTTCAAACACCACGTTTGGATCATCTATGACGCTTGCGATTATATCACTAGCAGAAATACTACCAGGATATGTGTTTTTGAAAACTTGCTCGCCTGTGGTTGGGTCAGTGTATTGAACACCATTAAACACTCCGACAATCGGAACAGTACCAGTTGCGGTATGTCTACCAATTACACCAGCTGTCAATTGAGTTACTAAATCGCCTTGAAAAATTGGAGTTGTAGCTCCACTTGCGATTCTATATCTTGATTGACCACCAGAATAAGGTGCCCCACCCATCATACGAACAGGTTTGCATCCAAATGCGCTATCTTTATTAGCCATTTTTAGCTCCTATTATATGTTGTTACTTTTTCCCAAAAGTAACATTAGACTCCCTTTTTGAATCATACTGAACATAACGGCTATCTTTACGTTGCTCATTGAAAATTGTGTTATCCAATGCCTCTCGTTTTTTAGCAGTTTGACCCTCGTAATAAGCATTACGCTCATTCTTAGTCTCTACAGGAATTTTCGCTAAGAGTAGTCCATCGTTATATACTATGCCAGCGTGTCTGCCTTCTTCCATAGTAGGTAAAACAAATTCAGTGGGTAGATCAGTACCTCTTACGAGCTCCCAACCTTCTCTCATTCTTTTGCTTACGTTACTTCTATCCTCTTGACCCAGCATGGATTCTCTTATCCAACGATATTCATATCCTTCTGGTGGGGTAGGGGTTTCTAGCTTTCTAACTGGCCTCCATGGTTTTCTACGAGTAGTATTAGCGTGAGACTCGGATTCACGGGATTGTCTGGTTGTAGTTACTTTTTCTTCGGTCATTTTGCCTCCCTGTTGGCTATTTTTTGTTTTTCTTTAGCAACGGATTTTAACCACGCATCTTCTGTCATGTTGTGTGGTTTCAATCCTCTGAGACGCTCTACTTCCGATTTAGAGAAAGTTACACCGTTCTTTTTGCCTTGTGTTTTTTGTCGACCTCCTACAGAGGTTGAGGCGACTCTTTGCACAGCGGGTCTACCTTCTGATTGCTCGACATTTCCAGATGGTTGAAGATCTGGATAAACTTTATAAACACGACTATTTAGCTGATCGTAATAATCTTGAGAATCTGCCTCATAGCCTTCGTTTATTAAATTAAAATGAGTAAAGTACGCAAATTGCGTAGCTTGTTGATTTGTTGGGTCTGTATCATCGCCATACCAGGAATTTTCAGAGTGCCATTCTTTTGCCTCTCTTGAAGGTTCTGGTTGTGCTTGAGCTTGTCCACCCATTTCTGGTTGTTGCACAGGCTGTGGATTTTGAAAGTTTTGTTGTTCTGCCTGTTGTTTTGCAACTTTTAACTTTTCTTTTTGAATGCTGAGATCGCTTTTTAATGTGTCAGCTTTGCTAATTAGTTCAGCATCATTAGATTGAATGGCTTTTTTATACAAATCATCAGCTTGTAATTGCTTGGCCTCTAAAGCCTCTTCTTCTTTAACCAACAACTGAGCCTTGGTTTCTTGTTGTTGTTGTAACATGCTGGCCGTTTCCATTTCTTTTTGAGCCAACATTTGTTCTAATCTAGCCGCTTTTTCCTCTGCGGCTCTATTTCTTTCGTTCAACTTATTAATTCTTTTAGATACACCCTTTGTGTAATTTTCTAATTCATCATCCGTAGAAACGGTTTCAGTCTTAGCATCTGCGGTTTCTACTTGATCTACTACCTCTACTTCTAACTCTTCGGCCTCTGGCTGAACAGCTTGAGCATTTTCTTGTTCATTCATCATAAACTCACTATGTCATCTGGATTGATAATGGTGGCTATTACTTCGTCATCATTTATTATTCTGACCTCCGCACCATCTTCAAGTTTAAACCTAGAGCCAGAGTAGCGCCCTATTAAAACCCATTGTTTTTCTTCGCACCATGGTTTGTCACCATATCGTGCTTTATCGTTATAACACTGTGGGCCCATTTTCACAACATAAGCTACCACAGTAGCTAGAGCCTCACGATTTACTGTTTCTTTTGCTAATACTATGCCGCCTTTTGTTTTTGTTTTACCTGCGTAAGGTAAAACCAACATTCTCCAACCTGTAGGTTGTGGCATGCGGTCTAAAATTGATTTATCTAAAAGTTCTGGATCCAAAATTCTATCATCTGGATCTATGTATGCGTCTGCCACTTTTTTAGTTTCTACCATTATTAACCTTTATATATGTCACTAAGTTCGTTTGCAATATAGTATAAAGCACTAAGCTCTCCTTGCAAATATTTATAATGTTCAATATCTTTTAAACCACCAGACATTAAAGTTTCTTGAATTTGGCTTTCGCGGTTTTCAATTAATTTTTTGACTCTATCGAGTAGATCTATTTCATCCATTATTTTTTGCTTTTGGATCCTGCTGGTCTACCTCGTTTTTTAGCTGGTGCCTTTTTGGCTGGCTCTTTTTTTGCCGTTGTTTTCTTTGCTGTTGTTTTCTTTGCCTCTTTCTTTTTCGGCTTTACTTCCTCAACAACAGGTTTTGGATCTGGTACGACTCCACCAGCGTCAATAATTTTTTGTTTTGCGGCTATTCTTGCGTCACTGGCCTCTTTTTTTGCCTGGGCCTCCATGACAGCTTTAGCATTGTCTTGCATTTCTTTTGCTCGACTAATAGCTTTTTCGTGTTTTAACTTTTTTACCGCATCAATTTTATAAGATGTTGTCATTTTATCTCCTAAGTTTACTCTCTAATTCTAGCAATTTAAGATCTGCATTTTGCTTTAATCTATCTATAGCTACTTCGAGTTTATCATCTGCTATTGATTTTTGCACATTGATACGCTCTTTTTGTAAATCTGCATCCATTAATTTTTCTTGCGCTCTTTGTTCTTGTTTGGCCACAAATTTATTGGCATCTAAATCTAATTCTTTATCTTTAAGTGCAAGTTCTGTTTTTCTGATTTCCACAAGAGGATCTTCGCTAGTGCCTTGGCCTATAGATTGGAGAAAATCAGAAGTTAGTTCGGCCATAATAGGAGCACTAAATTGATCTAAAATCATTTGGATTTGTTGACCTATTTGTTGAGCCTCCTGTGGAGTGACTTGTTGCATTTGCATTTGGATCTCTTGTATGCGAACCATGGTTTCTTCTGGGATCTGCTCTTGTGCTAGTTGAGCAGATAGGAATTGTAAGTGTTGCATACAATGACTAATGATTATTGATTGTATTTGTGGATTTTCTTGCACAATGCTCGTTAAAAATAAACTCTTATGAGCATCTAAGTGAGCCGCATGATTTTGTTGTTCAAAGGCTTGAGCTGGTTGTCCCATCAATAAACCAGAATTTTCTATACCCGCATCAATTGGTTTTGGGGTCATATCTGGTGGTGGCTGTAATAATGAATCTACATTGTCTACACCAAGCGCTGAATACATGCGTCGATAAGCCTCATAAATACCCATGGGTCCGTGGACTTCTGGTGCTGATTGAACCATTTGTAACAACTCTTGGGCCAAAGTAACTCTTTGACTTTGTGAAAAAATGTTTGGATCCGATACTGGAATGACGTCTATGCGGCCGTCAAAGTCCATGCTTTTGATTTCTTGAGATCCAGAGCCAACAGCAAACTCATAAACTGGTGGTAAATACTCTGCAAATACCTTAGAAAGTATCTGAAACTCCATTTTTTGTGCGTAATGTAGTCTTTTGTGAATCGCAGACATGACCTTTGTACCGCGCTCTAATAAAGCTACCGTGGTTCCTACAGGCATAGCCTGGTTCATGTCACCAACGTTCATATCAGCTATGGCCGCGAAACGTTTACCAGAATCTACAAGCAGTCCTAGTAATTGCATCAATACACTGCTTGGCTCTTTAATTGGTAAAGGAATTAGGTTCTCTCTAAGAGATCCGCCTGTTGTGTCAATGTCTCTAAACTCTCCAGGTTGCAACGGCTCATCTTCGTCTCTTATACGCATACCCCTGGCTTTAAAACCAGCTGGTAAATTGGCTAAAGTACCGCTATCAATAAGTTGTCTAAGAATCGATGTGGAGGCCTTAGATAAACCGCCAATCATGTGCGATAAACCTAAACCATAAAAACCTAGGCCTGGTAAAAACTTGTATTGGACAAAGTAATTAATTTTATTTTTTAAAGGATCTGTTTCTAAATAGTTTCTTCTTATAGATAAAACCGTCGATGAATCTTCATCTATGGTCACAATGTAAGGCAACTTTAGGCCAGTAGATTGCCCCGCTTGGTCCATATCTTCAAAACCTGCAATGTCTAAAACAGTGTGGATCTCGTAAATAGTTCTGTTTCTGTCCTCTTTGTAGCTAGGCTCAATTCCCTGTATGTCGTCAATGGCCTTTTCTATTTCTGATTCTGCATCGTCATAGGTTTCTTCGTTAATTTGTACGTTTGCATAAAAACCAGTCAGTTGTTGTTTTCTTACTTCATTCAATGACATGCTGATTGCGTGTGTAATTCTTTCAGCAGAAGTCATATCTGAGGCCTCGTAAGGCACGATTAGATCCTCTGGTGGTATAAATTTAGATACGGCTTTGCCTGTTACGCTATCAAAATACACTTTTTTAAACGCAGATCCAGCAAGGGGCAAGTAAAAAAGTAACATATCAAGCTCTGGATCGTAGTCGCTCATTACATTCATAATGTAATAATTCATAAACTCCTGGACTCTCTCAGCTTGATCTTCTGTTTCTATTGTCCTGGCGCCAATAATTTCAGTTTTTACTGGTCCTTTGGGCGGCAACATTTCTTTATAAGCCTGGGCCTGGAATTGTGTTACTGCCTCTGCAAGTATCGGGTGTATGACTCCAGAAGATCCTTCAAACGGTTGGGATCTGGATTCATCAAACTTCATGCCTAAATATTTAAGGCCATCGGTGTATGTTTTTTCCCACTCCGATCTTGATTGTTTATCACTCTTAACAGAGCTCAGTAAGTCTGAGGCTATTTTTTGCAAAGTAGATTCATCTATAAATTCAACTAAATTAGCATTAAAATCCACAGATGGCGCCTGTGGCTCCATCATTTCCTCATCTAATAAAACTTGTTCCTCATCAACCAATACTTGGGCCGCGTTTGCTATTTGTTCTTGCCTAGTTTCTTCTGGAAAAACCTCGACTGTAGACGATTGATTTTTAATATCTGGTGAGTTTTCTGCGTCTAATACTTTTTCGATTGCCATAATTAATGTAATACCTTTGGCTCTTGCTTTGTTTCAAAAGCCTGGATTATGTCTTGTAATTCACCTAAAACCTCTAGTCCCTCTGACTCAGCAATTAATTCAGCGTGGTCAAAATTTTCTGCATGAATGTTAGGTCCTGCATGTTCCTGTCCATCCCAGGTAAATTTAGTTATATATATCTTCATTAATAATATACTTGTCTGTTAGATTTTAAAAGCCTCACCTCGTCTTGATAATCTTCTTCAAGTGAAACAAAACCACCTTGTCTAAAACGCATTAAAGCCATTGTAGCACTATCGCAATAGTCATCATAATCGCCAAATGGAAATGATGCCATTTCTTCTATCACCTCATCGGCAAAATCGTGATCTGGGGCCCAAACCATACCCGACTCAAATATCGGTGCTACCGAGTTCATTCTTGCTATTTTATCTTGGCCACGACTAGGACTGTAAGCGGTAACAGGAATACCCATACGCCTTAATTCGTGAGTTAGAGGTGTTCCAGATGCTTTTGCCTCAATCAATACACAATCTGGATTCCAATACCTGTACTCCTCCATGGCCAGTCTTTTTAGCTCTGGAAAGTCTACTCTTACTCTTTTAGCGTCTAAAAGTATTATTGCATCCGCTGTTTCGTCACCCGCGTTGAATATGGCCCAGGTTGTTATTGCAGAATAATCGGCAGTTTCTTTTTTAGAAAAAGCAGTATCGTAGCTTTGTATGACGTAAGAGTAAGGGGGTATATCTTCATACTCCCATCTTCCCCACCATTCTCTTTTAACAATAGATCCCTCTTCTGCTGTTGGGTTTTGCATCCACTGTGAATTCCATTTGCTCACTGGTAGAGAGGCTTTCACACCTAATAACTCTTCTTTTTTCCAAAACTCTGGCCAAAGTGGTTTTTCGGAGTCTGGCATAATTGCAGGAAACTCAACCACATCCCATTGGTCTGCGTTATCGTCACCTTGTTTTTGCAAAACTTTGCCAACCAAATCTTTTGTAGACCAACGAGTCATAACTATGACTATAATCCCTCCTGGTTGTAAACGTTGCCTAGGTCCAGAGGTATACCATTCGTAAGCACTTTCCAATGCTTTCGGTGACAAAGCATCTTGTTCAGAGTGTGGATCATCGATTACCAATAAATCAGCACCACGACCTGTAATCGCACCACCCACACCAGCGGCAAAGAATTCACCCTCTTGGTTACTTGTCCATCTACCAGCTGACTTATTATCAGCTTGTAGCTTAGTATCTGGAAAAATGTGTTGATATTCTTCGCTATCTATAATGTTTCTTACTTTACGACCAAACCTTACTGCTAGTTCAGCTGTGTGCGTGGTTTGTATTATTTTTAGATTGCCCCTGCGGCCCATCATCCAAGCAGGAAAAAAGGTAGAGGCAAACTCAGATTTAGAGTGTCTGGGTGGCAAACAAACAATAAGTCTTTTTAATTTGCCGTCTGCTATTTTATTAAACTTGTCAGCTATTATTTTATGATGGCGGCCCTCAATAAATTCTGGCCACATGTGTTTTACAAAACCAATAAAATCTTTTTGGCAAGCATCTTGCTTATCTAGTTGTTCATATCGGTTTAAAAGAGCTACAGCCTCGGCCTTGTCTTGTTCAGACAATATATCAAAATCTTTTAGGGAAACATCACTCATATTTATAAAGGCGGGCCAGGCAATTAGGTAGTGACATAGTAATTACCCAACCCTAAACGCGACATGCGTCTAAGGAAAGTATAAAGTAATTTTGTTTGCTGTTATACCTCATGCCAGCCTGGATTATCTTCGAACAACATAGATTCGGCCAATCTTCTTCTTTCTAATCCCTCTAAGACTTTGCCTCCAGCTTTGCACCACTTACGCATTTGTCCTGGCACCTCGTCTAGTTTGTTTTCATTTAATACTTTTAACATGGTTGAATTATTAAGATTTGTTGGGCCCAAGTTATATGTCCAAGCAACCAAAGCATCAAACTGGTTTTGTGTAAGAGGCACTTTTACAGCATCATTAACATACCCGCTATACTCCTCTAGTTCTTCTTCTAGCCAAGCATCTGCTTGTTCTTGTGTGCAAGTGTCGCCAGCTTGTACGTTTTTGGTTCGGCCATAAGCAATTGTTAAAACGTCTACCGCGTCATAGTAGGCCTCTAGCTTGCACCCTTCAAATTTTTTAATTAAAGATTTTCCCTCTTCTGATATATTCATTCTTTTTCCTCTGTTGTTGTAACTTTTTTATAATAAACCACTACCTGTTTAAGTTCATTGATGTATCTTTTTAATTCCTGCATGTTGTAGGCCATGAGCTCGTAATCTGGTACTGACATGGCAAAAAAAACAACCTGGCCTTGATCTTTTTCTACTTTTTCTAAAAATTCATTTATATTTTTTGCAGAAACAACATACCAATAAGGTTCTTTTAGATCTATCTCCCTAGGCATTATTGGTTGTATAAAAGTTCTCTCAATAGGTTTTGAGATTACTTCTACTTGTTGTTTGCTAGGGAGCAGACTGCAACTGCAAACCGTCGTCAAGGCTATCAATGTTACGACTGTCCTCTTCGATGCTGTTAAAAACTTCTTTGGTTCCATTATTTACTCTCGGTTCAATTAACCCTGGCTTGGCCGCGGCTAATTTGGTTAAATCATGCCTTTTAAAAATATTTAAGTATCTGTTCATTTCTGCTTGAATTTCTTGATTTTTACTTTGCAAAGCAAGCAGTCCTTCGGATTGAACCGCAAAATCATTTTGCATGGTTTCTATTGTGGCTAATTGTTCTTGGTTTCTTATTTCAAAGGCTTGATTCAATTGTGACAATCTTGAGTTTTCATTCCACAAAAAATATGATAGTAAAGCCATAACACCAATGACGCCTAACAGTATTTTACTCATAGTCTCTGTCCATACATTCTGACCATTGATCTCTTTGTACTTCTTCTGGATAAGCGGTATATAAAAAACCTCTACATTCTTCAAATTGTCTGCGCCAACTAGCAGGATCGTATTTATCATTCCATTCTTTTTCTACTGGTGAGGACGCACAAGCAGTAAGAACCAAGCTAAAAATTAAAAGACGCATTATCCGCTCAGTGGGTTACTATCTTTTTTTTCTAGTTTTGTTTCAAGTTTTTGTAAATCACTGTCTAGGCTTTCAAGATCAGCTTTTATTGTTGCTATGTCTGTTTTGATTTCTGTAACGTCTGGTATTGAAATGTTATCTACTTCTTTTTCTAAGAATTGAACAGAGGTTTCTATTGATGCAAACCTTTCTTCAATTGCCTGGACGTTATCTTCTGCCTCGCTAATACCACCAATTTTAGCCTCTAGGTTTTCTAACCTATTGACATACTCAGCTCCTTGATAGCCAAACCCAGCCAGGGTGCCAACAATTCCAACAAGAGCAATTAATTGTGTTGTTTTGTTTTGAAACCAGTCCATAAACTTATCTCCAAATATTTGGTTGGTCCTCAATCATTTGGCCCAAACCTTTTAAATTGTCATTTACCAGGCCAAAAAAAGCCTCGGTATTGTCATCTAGTTTAGCAGAAGTATAAATATTTGCACTAATATACCAATCTGTGTTGTCTACCATGCTTGTTTGTTGATAAGTATTAAAACCAGGAACATATCCTATTAAAGCGACTAATGTAGTTTCATCACCATATTCTCCAGTTTCTTGTTGCTCTTGCTCTATTTCTTCTTGTTGCGCCTCAATGTTAGCCGCAATAATTTTTTCTGCTATTTGATCTGCCTCTGAGGATGTCATAACACCAGAAGATGCAGTATCAATTTGTCCTTGCACGTTAGAAACTTGCACGTCTGCAATAGCCACTGAGGCTTGATTGTCAAAAGTCGGTAATGGTGTAATAGAAATGTTTGCACCACCAGATCCGCTTAAATTATCTGACATCGATAATACCTGGTTTGTTTGCTGTGTTGAGCTAGCAAATTGATCCGATACACTAGGACTATTACTTGTACTTATACCTCCACCAGAGCTAGCAACGCTACCAGTATTAATATTCGATGTTGATGAATTAGCTGTAGTATTATTTTGCGATGCCCCAGAGGCTTGAGAATAGCTGTTAGCGGCCGTTTGCACGCCTGCTTTGACAACGTTTAAGGCAACGGTCATCAACCTGTTTTTGCCGCTTGGGTTTTCTCTTTCAACCACTTCAAATTCTTCTGCCACTTCTTCAACAATTTCGTCTCTAATTTCTTCTTCTCTTTCAGCTATTCTTTCTTCCTCCATCATTTCTTGCATTTCTTCTATTTCTTCAAAAACCTCTTCTACTGCCTCTTCCTCAAAAATTTCTTCAATAAACTCTTCCTCTGGTTCATCCAGGTCTGCTAATCTTTCTTCATGTCTTTCTTCGTGGTGCTCATTCGTTTCTTCTTCAAACCATTCTTCTAAATCTTCTACAGTATTAAATGAAATAAAAGTATTAGGCTCGGTGTAATCCTCTACCAAAAAAGTTTCTTGAAAAACAAATTCATCCAAAAGTAATTCATCTTGGTTATGAAAAGGCTCATCGTGTCTTGGGCCAAACTCATCTATAAATGGTAAAGGTTCTGGATCGAAAAAAATTACTAATTCTTCTGTTATTGGGCCGTCAAAAAACTCAATTGGATTTTCAGAAAAATCATCGAAAGGTATGAACATTTCTTCTTCAAATACTTCCACAATAAAAAACTGATCTTGAAAATCATTTTCATGGTTTTCGTTACCAAATATTCCAGTAGCAAATTGTTCTTGCTCATCTACAAAACCATAATCAACATTACTGTCATTAAAAAATGCTACCGATTGTTCTTGTCTGTACCCAGCACAAAAGGGTGCGTACTGAGGGTCATCTGCACATTGTTGGTCATCGTATGCGTCCCAATAGTTAGGACACGATTCACTATAAAGCTGTGTTATATTGCATTGTTGAGTAAGTAAAGCATCTGCGTAGCCACTACAGCTAGAATCATTTAAAGGATTACTGCAATCAACTCCATTACCAGAACCCTCGCCGAACAAAGAGCCGCCGTTTTCTAGGGTTGTATTTATTGTTGTATTGTTCCAATTAGTGTTTACGCAAGTAGATGAGTTTGTTGTTCCAGTATTACATTCATCATGGTAATAATAAGTATACGAATTATTTTTATTGGCACCAACTTCACCAATAAGCACATCATGGTTGATAATTTCTAATTCTCTGTAGCGAATATCAAAAGAATTGTTATTCCAAAGTATTACCTCAAAACTATTATCTGTGTTGCTACGATTAAATTCTCTTAACCTGTACCAACCAAATATCATTTTTTCTGAGTCTCCGTATGATTTCATACGAGAATTGTTGTCTCTTATTAAGTCAGTCCAGAAAGGATATATTGTGTAGGTATGCTGTCCGTTAATAGGATCTGGAGTGTAATCAGAGCAATAGCTACCACTAGAACCAAAATGTAAACATCCGTTCGTGGCCATTCGTGCCTTTGAAAATGTAGAGCCGTAAAAAGTAAAATTAAAAGAAAGGTCAATTGCAGGAGATATGGCATCATCGGAAACCTCGTAAGCTAACTCGCCATTAAAGTTATTAGCATTATCATGCAAATCGTATAATGCTTGATTGCTTTCGTATATGTATTGACCATATACATTAAATGATAGCAGACTAACTATTGCGTAGCATAAAACTCTTGTTTGCATTGTTTATCCGATTTAGTTTTTCTTGTGTAAGTTTTTTTAACAAATCCAACAACGTCTTTGTTAATACGGGATCTTTTTGGGTTTACTTCTTTTGTGCATTGTTTTATAAACTCTTTTTCTTTGTCTTTTGCATCTGGCCTTTTAGATTGATTTTTGGCCCACATGGTAGATGCCTCTTTACCTATTTTTCCTTGATATGGACAAGGAGTGCCTGCCATTTCCATGGCTTTAAATACTCTTTCGTCCTGGCAAAGTAAGGCCACACTGGCCACTTTCATTCCCATGTCATACAAATATTTAGAAAGTTTTAATCTTTCACAATTTTGATCCACAATTGTTTTGCCTCCAGATAAACCAAAAACCTGGCCCTGGAAAGCGCCACTTACTCCTGTGGTACATAAGTCCTGGCTGTAGCTCATTATACTTGGAGCTATGGCAGACGCAGGCGGGGCCTCGCTTTTTACATTTTGGTTAATCGTTTGCACAGATTTTGACTCGTTAATATTTCTATTGGTGTTATCAGACTTGGTGTTGTTGTTGTTTTGATTAACATTATTAGTCGTAACGTTTGATTCAGAGGTTGATTGATTGATGTTTGTGTTCTGATTCGTGTTATTACTGGTGCTATTATTTGTGTTGTTAACATTCTGATTTACTGTCGAATTTACCGTAGAGGTAGAGGTCGAAGTGTTAATATTATTATTAGTGTTGTTCGAGGTAGATGTCGCCGTTGAGGTGTTAACGTTAATATTATTGTTGTTGCTGGTGTTAACGTTTGTATTCGAGTTCGTGGCCGTCGTGGTCGTATTATTAGTGTTTACGTTGGTGTTTGAGTTGGTATTATTCGCGGTCGAGGTCGAGGTGTTGGTGTTAACGTTAGTGTTCGAGTTGGTATTTGTCGTGGTCGTGGTATTTACTGTATCTAAAGAATTATTTTCGCAATACTGCGTGCCATTTACACAAGCTGTACCAGATTGTTGTGAAGATTGTGCGTTTGCTGTTATAGAAAAACCAATTACGGCCGTAATCAAAAACATTACAGCCGACCATTTTACTAACTGGTCGTGTTCAATTTGATCCTGTCTTTTTTTCATCGGGTATGTAAACTCCTAATTCAATTAACTTTTCTCGGTTAATTAAATGTTCTGCCTCTACATCATCTTTGCTTTGACCGTAATATTTAACTGCTAAATATTTTTCGATCATAGCGACATTGATGTTGATGTCATCTACCACTACCTCACCTAAAACTCTACCATATTTTCCCTTGGAATCTTTTAATTTTGAACGCAAAACTATGTTTTTTCCGTTATCTATAGATTCTTTAAGAAACTTTGCGGCTAATTTGCCTCTAATTTTTTCATCTTTATCTCTGGTTCTACTTTCGGGAGTATCGATCCCGTAGAGTCTAACTCTGCATTTATGTAAGACAGAAAAACCAAGATCTAGTATGCAATCAATCGTATCGCCATCGACCACGCGAGTTACCTGGCAACTATACTCGTACATTAATCCTCGCCTTTAAAACCCTTAGAGGAATTTGAGGTCCCAGCGTAAAGACCAAACCATGCCGCCCCAGCACCAACTATTATTGATATTAGTCCAGATTGCTCCAGGCTAGGATCTTGTAAATTCATAAACCACATGGTTGAGTAATAAAGTAAAAAAATGTAAACGCTTAAAAAAACCCTAGGGAATATGCGCCAAGAATCAACCGCTCTAGCTAAGTGAATCCATTTTTGGTGTGGATTAACTTTTGAGTCTGATTCTAGTTCTCTAATCTTTTCTTTTAGATCACTTATTTCTTGAACCATGGACATAAATTTTGAGAGGTCAATCTCGACCTCATTCCGACTGGTATCACCACTAAATCTATGATCTTCCATTATAAAAATTTAGCTAACACTACGCTTATTACAATGAATGGGTAAACGCCCCATATCATGTTTTCTAGCTTATCAAACCTTTTGGATCCTGCCTCAAGTCTTTTATCAATGCTTTTATACAGAGCTCTACACTCACGTTCATGCGACTCTATAGCGTTTAACGCGTCTTTTACAGATGCCATTTATTTTGCCTTTTTAGTTTTTTTTACTCTTTTAGTCGTGTAGGCCTCATTCACGTCTGGTGTAGATTCATCGTCTGCAACGTATCTACCTTTTTTGTTTCGGGATCTAACCTGTATTTCTTCCGTACCTGTAAAAAAATCCACTACCTTAGTCCACCAGCTCATGCTACTTCTCCTTTGCGCGGCCTATATTTAAAGCGGCCCAATCCACCAGTTTGTAGAGCTTGCCAATCCAAGCGTCGTCTTGGGGCGTGGGCGTGGAGGCGGCAATTAAAGAGGCCACGGTTACTATAATTGTCACCCATGTCACTAGATTTACTATCATTTCCATGTGTTACTCCTAGAAATTATCCTTTGTAATACGATGGTAAACCAATCATAGGTCTGCGGTCAAACCGATTTGCCTCTGCATTTTTACCATCAGCATCATTATAATGTAAAAAAACCTGTCCACAGTCCTTGCCTGCAAAAGCATCACGCCAATGCTCCAGGTCACAACCTCTATACATCAACATATCTCCTTGTTTTAAATTAACCTTAACCCCTTTTTTGCCTTCTTTTCCAGATGGCTCTATGTATATGGGCCACTCATCACCGCCTAAGTGCATTGTGGTAGATATTTCACAAGAGTATCTGTCTTTGTGTCTTTTTAAAACATCACCTTTTTTATAGATTCTTGCATAAGAATAAGTTTCAATAAGGTTTACTTTCGATTCTTTTTCCATAATTGGTTTTACTTTTTGCAATAAAGTTTCCATTACTATATCTGCATAATGCGAATAAGTTTCTGGTATTTGTTGATCGTTCCAAACCCCAAAATATTCAGTGAATTGAGATATGTATTTAGCGTCAAATAAATATCTTGCGACTGCTCGTTTATTTAAAAAGTATTGATAGCAAAAGTCTGCTAACTCTGTTGATATAGCACCTTTAATAACTTGGTATTTGTTTTTTTTAAAACTCATTGTAAGTTTCCTGGTCCTGGTGGCTCACTAAACCATGACATAACTAATCCGCATGATGATATTGCACAAAATAAATTAATTAAAAAATCAATCATCTAAATGGGTATCCTAAATTCCAACACACTAAGGAGTGTCGTATTCCTTTTGTTACAGGTTTAACTCTATGCCAAACAAAAGAAGGAAAGATAATAACACTACCTTTTTTTCTAATTTCTTCACATATTCTAGGTTGTGAGCCTTCATCTGTGTTTCTAAAATCAAACTCTAAATCACCACCTTCGTATTCTTTAGGATCGGTGAGTGATACAGTCATGCTAAGTTTTCTTAACTTACCATGTGTATTTTCATTTTCGGGATTATTGTAAGGTTCTTCGTATGAGTCGCAATGCCAATCATAAAACTGACCTTTTTTATATTCAGTAAATTGACAAGACTCTGACCAATCCCACTCAAAATTCCAACCTGCATTTGCGTTTGCTTGATGTATGTAAGGTTGTATTTCTTTGTATATCCACCTTTCTGACATCCATACAATATCAGATTTGCGTTTTTTTTGGATGTTTTTGAGTTCTAGTTTGGTAAGTTTTTTGTCACTATTTCCAGCATTACCCGTAAGAGCCATTTCTTTGTTTTGCTCTTTGCCATAACGAACTATGTCATCACAAATTCTTTTGGGAATAGCCGATTGAAAAAACCAATAATAATATTTTAAATTCACAAGTCACTACACATTTGAATTATTATTTATTTATACCCAATCATCGGCTTTTATTTGTCTATATACAGTTCTTAAATCCCACATACTTGATGCTGTTTTAAAATCAACCTCTGGCTCACTAATAACGACTATACCCGAGCCACCTGCTCCGCCTTTTTCAGAAGTACCTGGTGATGCAAAAACACCTCCACCTCCGCCACCTGTATTAGCTGTTCCTGCATTTCCGCTTTGTGGTAGTGGGTTGCTTGCACCATCTCCGCCACCTCCTGCACCACCGGGTCCGGGATTAAATCCACCACCGCCTCCGCCACCTGCATAGGTTACGCTTGAACCTGTAATTGAACTTGCTGTACCTGCTCCACCTGCACCACCAGTATTTGGAGCAGGACTACCTGCTGCTCCAGCAGCATTAGCTCCGCCACCACCAGCAGAACCAGCATTTGGACTGGCTACATTGCCAGCAACAGTTCCTCCGTCATTACCCTGTGATGGACTTACAGGAGGTGTATTTCCAGAACCACCGCTTAAATCAGCAAAGTTTGCTCCACCACCACCAGAACCACCATCTCCAGCATTAACAGCATTGTAAGCTCCTAAACCACCGCCAGCAGATGTAATTCCAACAGCAGAAGATGCTACTCCATTGGCAGAATTTCCTGCACTGGTTGCTCCTCCTGCCCCAATAACTATTGGATAAGGTGATCCACCTGTTACTGGTGCTGGTCCTGTTCTAAAGCCACCTGCTCCTCCGCCACCGCCATTTTCAAAAGCACCTGCATCTGTGCTACCACCACCGCCACCACCGCCAACTACTAAATAAGTAACTGTACTTGTATGTGTTGCGGTAGTTAAAGTTCCGCTTGAATTAAAAGTGGTTATAACTGCATCTTGAGTTCCTGAAGTTACTGCTTGTGTTGCTCCGATTAATCTAGGCATTTGTCCATGTTCCTGCTTTTACGTTTTCATAAACCGCGTTCATATTCCACATGCCAGATGCTAAAGTAGGTCCTGCGTCCTCTTTAATAATAACGACACCAGAGCCACCAGCTTTGCCAGGATTACTATTACCAGCACCGCCTCCGCCTCCGCCAGTATTGGCAGATCCCGTTCCTGCGGCACCACCATCACCACCACCTTTTCCGCCACCACCAGGGCCACCATCACCCTCAGTCTGACTAACATCACCTCCGCCACCACCGCCACCTGCTCTTGTTACAGATGAGCCTGTGATTGAAGAGGCCGCACCAGCACCACCATCACCACCATCAAAAAAATCGCCACTTGGTACTGTTTGTTGATTTGGTTGACCTACAGCACCAGCTCCACCGCCGCCGCCACCGCCACCAAGGGCGTTTGCTCCACCGCCGCCTCTGTTACCACCAGTATTACCTTGTGATGGACTTACAGGAGGTGTATTTCCTGCGGCTCCACCTGCTCCATTTGCAGTATTACTTCTACCACCAACACCTCCACCCGAACCACCAGCTTTAGCAGAATCACTATTGAATCCACCTCCGCCTCCGCCTCCAGCAGAAGTTATAGAAGAAAAAACTGAATTTGAACCATTACTTCCTTCTCCTTCTCCTCCAGGACCATCCTCAGCAGAACCACCTGCTCCTACAGTAATTGGATAGCTTGTAGAGGCATCAACAGGAAAACCAGTTGCAGTTCTATATCCACCTGCTCCTCCGCCACCGCCAACTGTACCACCACCGCCTGCACCACCTGCAATGACTAAGTATTCAACTGAGGTTGTATAAGAGGCAGTAGTTAAAGTACCGCTTGAATTAAAAGTTGTTGTAACTGCTGGTTGTGCAACTGTTGGGTTATCTACGCCTATTATTCCACCATTAAGGTCGGCCATGTTTAGACCTCATTCCATTCAGTATTAGTAGCATCCCATTCGTAATTGGTTAAGTTTACTTTACCTAACCATTTTTGATTATCTTCATCCCAAAATATTAAGACAGTATTAGAGCTAATTTCAGTTACAGTAGGATAAGTTACAGGTGCTTTCCAATCATCATTGCTATCTAATGACCAAGATGCGTAAGGTTTTGGTGATATAAATTTATTTTTAGAAGAATCGTAAGTATAGCCAATACCTGCGTATTGTTTTCTAAAATTATTGTTATAAGAGGTTTGTTTCCAAGCTGTTCCGCCTGTTGAGTGTGGAACGATAGATGCTACAAATGTTTCTGCATCTGCGTGTTGATCGCCACCATTGGCATCTACATCATCATTAGATACTACTATTACTCGTAATACTTCGTTGCTTGAATTAAGTTCTGCAAAATGAGCCATAATTTAACTCCTTACGCATCATCTAAGATTTCACCAGATATTACATACTCCAGGTCTGAGTTAGCTGACGCAGTTAATCTAAGTAAATCTGTTTCATCTAAGTAAATTTGTGAATTCTTGTCAAGCAAAACTAAGGTCGCGTCTGCTGGGACTGACACAGTTTTGGCAAGATGAAAATAATTCGAGCCGTTATTAACAGAAACTTCGGCGGTTATATCTGCCGCATTGGTTCCGTCAACGTTAGAAATTATAATGGTGTTTATTTTTCTAACCTTGTCGGCCGCAACATCTATTACGTCTGTAGCAGAGTTTGTTACTGCTCCAGCTATGGTAAATGGTGTTACGCTAGTTACGCTTACTAAATTTGGTGTTGCCATAAATTACTCCTATATTATCCAAATATTAAACTAAATGCTACTGCTCTACCGTTAGTAGCAATCCTAGCTGAATTTTCTGTTATGTTTCCAGTCACCGACAATGCTTGGGCCATTGCAACGTTCTGGTTTTCATCAATAGCTATAGCAGGGTTTGATCCCACTGTGCTACCTTGTCCAATGATAAGATCGTCCGCACTGTCATCGAGTCCAATGTAAAAATCTTGTGCATTACCATCAAATACAATGGATGTATCTACCGCGGCGCCATCACCCAATGTCACAGTATCGTCTGTAAAGGTAAGGATGTTATTGGTGCCTACAGTTGAGCCTTCGCCGATAACCAGCTTATCTGCTGAATCGTCCAGGGCCACATAAAAGTCTTTTGCATTACCGTCAAACACTAGAGCTGTATCTGCGGCCGCGCCATCGCCTAATGTGACTGTATCGTCGGTGATAGTAAGTATGTTATTTGTACCAACGGTAGATCCTTCGCCAATAACTAATTTGTCTGCTGAATCATCGTTAGCAATGTAAAAATCTTTTACGCCATTAAATTTAATAGCCACATCCTCATCGCCACCGTCACCTAAAGTAAGTGTCGGTGTGGTGCCTAGCAAAGACATGGTTTGCGCGGCAATATCACCTGTGGTTGATGATGCCGCTTGGCCAACACCTATCGATTGAGCAAACTTAATATCTTGGTTTTCATCGATTTCAATGGCAGGGGTTGTTCCTACTGCTGAACCGAGGCCGATAACTAAATCATCCGCTGAGTCATCTAAACCCATGTAGAAATCTTGAGCGTTGCCGTCAAACACTATTTTTGTATCTTCTGCTCCAGCATCACCAATCGTTAGGGTGGGTGTGGACCCAGATATGGTCACTGAGTCTGTTAAATTTAGATCTGTTAGGGCCTCTACCATGGCGCCACCAGATCCAGCGCCGTCTGAGTAAATGGCTTTAACGTGGCTGTTTGGCACGGTCACAGTTGCGCCCGTACCTTGTTTAATAATAATGTTGTAGGGCCCAGAAGATCCACTGTCTGTTGTAGCGTTTTCAATAAACCAAAGTTTTGAAACGGTGTTTGGGCCTATTGTGATCGTGCAATCAGAATCTAAGGCGCCTGTGTATTTTAAAAATATAGATCTACCTGGATCTGTAGATCCATCTGCTATGGTTGTGGTATGTGTGTTCGCGTTTGTGGTTATGGCCTCGGTGCCAAAACTAAAAGCCTCTGCAATAAGTTCTAGGTTGGTATTAGTTTCAGATCCCCAGGTACCCGAGCTTTCACCTGTTCCTATCTCTTTGAGTCTTAAATCATTTACATAAGTTGCCATGTTGGTCCTCTTTTAAATATTCTAAACGTTATGCCGCATCGCGGCCAGCGTCAATCTCAGTATATGACGGAGTTTGACTTGTTGCAACGGCGGAATAGCCAGGAGATTGATCCGTGTCTATTTCACCAAATACTAAAATAAATCCTGTTGATGCAGTAATTTGCACTCCTACAGAGGTGACGTTTGCTTTGGCCTGCGTGGTAACAGCTCCGATACCAGAGGCTACCTGGAAACCAGTTAAATTTATAACCTCGTTTTCGTGAACAATAACAGATCCAAGCGCGGAAGTTGTGACTAAGGTTGTCGGAGTTACATTGGCTTTCGCAACTTGCGTGGTCGTGCCTAGGCCCGAAGTTATGGCCAGGGTTCCTAATGTTTGATTGGCTTTTCCGCTTTGTGTGGTTGTTCCTTGGCCCGAAGTTATGGCCAGAGTTGTTAATGTGTGGTTTGCATCTGCGGTTACAGTGACAGAGCCAAGGCCAGAGGTAATAGCGCCAACGCTGGTGAGTGTAACCGGTAGAGCTGTGCCCCAAGCTCCTTCGTCCCAAGTACCTCTGCCCCAACCGTTAATAATAGCCATTAGCTTGTCATTGAATCACGCAATTGTTCAAGTTGCGCTTTGATTTTGGTTAGATCTGCTCGCACTGGATCTGTCATAAAATCCAGCAGCAGCATTGATTCGATTGTTGTGATGCACCAAATGACTGTTTCGAGATCATTCATGTTTTCACCTTAATCGCCAGGCCAAGAGGAGTAAGGCCAACACCAATTTGTCCTAAAAGGGGGACATTTTCTTCATAGGCTTTTACGCCCATATCGAGGAGATCTTCTTGGGGTGAGAAAATGTTTATGTTGTCGACTTCACTCCGGGCCATAATAAAAGATTATAGCCTAAAGTTTACATTTTGCTAATCAAGACGTCTCGCCTAATCCTTGAAATTTTCTGTTGAGGATCTTTTGCACCTTGTGATAAGGAAAGTGCTCATAGCCTGGGTGTGAATTTTGCACCTGCTTGGCTATCCTTCTAGCACCTAGACCGCGTGATTTACAAGCATAAATGGTCTTGAGAACTTCTTGTTCTTCTAGCACTGGAATCAATTTTGTGTGACGCCTAGATCCATGGTCCTCGTATTCTTTCTTGTAGCCAAATGGAACATGACCGCCAATGGAGTAGCCTTTCTCCGCCCAGGCGATTTTGCCAGCTGAAAGCCTAGACTTAATCATGTCGCGTTCAAACTCTGCGAACTGAGCCAAAGTGGCTACCAAGTTGCGGTTGTTGATGCGAACCATGTCCAGTTTAGCTGCTAGACCTTGAGCCTCTTGCTCCTGGGGTAAGACCACAGGTATGTCGCCAAACATTTC